AAATCAAAGATCTTGATTATGTCAAGCGTTATTATGGATATAGTAATGAAAAGGCAAAACAAGCTTTGAGGATTCTTACTAAAGAACAACTAACATTTATTAAATCGAAATTTGAAACTGGAGGAACAAAATGAGTGTCGTTCAAGAACCTGAAGTGAAGTGGACGCCCGACCAAATGGTTGAGGTTATTCTTAATGAACCCGATGACTTTTTGAAAGTTCGTGAAACTTTGACTCGTATCGGAGTTGCTTCAAGAAAGGAAAAGAAAATCTATCAGTCTTGTCATATTCTTCACAAGCAAGGTAGATATTACCTCGTTCACTTTAAGGAACTGTTTGCTCTTGATGGCAAACACGCTAACCTAACTGTGAATGATGTTCAGCGTCGTAATCGTATTGCCCAACTTCTTGCAGATTGGGGACTGATTACAATTGTTGATGTAAAAAAAATTCAGGATATTGCTCCACTTAATCAAATCAAAGTCCTTGCATATAAAGATAAGGGTGATTGGATTCTAGAAACCAAATACAATATTGGTTCTAAAAAGAAAAGAGGTGAGGAAACCGAATGAAAATGGGCGGGTTTTACACCCGCCTTTTTTTATGGAAGTTGTATAATTATATGTGGATGCCGAAAAGGGTCCACACAATCAAAACTCGCTTTTAAAGGAGATGCTATAATGCCTAACCTTACAACTTCTAGGTTTACATCTGCGGATATTCCTACTTTGATGGAAAAAATCGCTCGCAATAGTATTGGAATGGACGAATATTTTGATCGTCTATTGAATCTTCATGAAACCACTTCTAACTATCCACCATATAATCTTGTTCAACTAAGTAATGTAGAATCACGATTAGAGATTGCACTTGCTGGATTCAAAAAGGAGGAAGTACATGTATACACAGAGTATGGAAAACTTTTTATCGAAGGACAAAAGGAGGACAGGGAGTCTGATACCCACTACGTCCATAAGGGATTGGCTCAACGATCTTTCAAGAGAGCATGGACACTATCTGATGACACGGAAGTCAGGGAGGTCTTATTTGAGGATGGACTGTTAACTATTAAACTTGGTAAGATTGTTCCAGATCACCATACAAGAAAGGATTATCTCTAAATAAAATAAAAAGTCAAAAATGAAGACTTATTCAGAGTTTATTAAAGTTATTCAAGAAAAAATTGGTGACTTTGGTGCTACACCAAAATATAAAAAACCAAAAGAAAATTGTTTTGGAAGAAAACAATATTATGCAATGCTTGATAAAGAAGTTTGTGCTTTTAAGAGAAAAAGAGAAGAATAAATAACTCTGAATATCGTCGGCGTAGGGAGGTGACTGGCAAAAACCAGTTGACACCTCCCATTTTTCTTGGTATAATACCTGGAGAAATAATGTGAAAAATGTCTATTAAATTAGCACTACTCAAATCTGGTGAAACAATTATTTCTGATGCTAAGGAATTGTTTACCGGAGAAGATGAATTTCGTGGATATTTATTTACGAAACCTCATAAGGTAGAGGTTAGAAAAACAATGCTTTTGGTCGAAGAAACTGAAAATCCAAAAGGCGATTTAGAAGTGTCTTTGTCTCCTTGGATTATTTTAACCAGTGACGATCAAATTTTAGTTCCACCTGATTGGGTTGTTACTCTTGTGCAACCAATCAAAAACATTAAAGAAATGTATGAGGAGAAAGTAAATGCAGAAAACAGTCAAGTGTCTTTTACTGAAAGTTGATAACGTAATTATCACTGAAATAGATGAAGTTGGTTCTGAACTTGGTGAACCTGATTGTAAACTTACTAACCCATATAGGATAGATGTTAATGGTAATCTAACACCATGGCCTGATGTTACAGATCAACGAGAACTGATGATTCACTCTGATAGTATTTTGACTATTGTGGATCCTAAACCTGAAATTATTGAAAAGTATCTAGAACTAACTGCCTAATGAGATTTTATACTAACGTCCAAATGGTCGGGGATCACTTCTTGGTCCGTGGTTATGAAAATGGTAAACATTTTATGACCCGTGAGAAGTTTTACCCGACTCTTTTTGTCCCTTCTAATAAAAAAACAAAATATCAAACTCTAACTGGGGAGTATGTTGAGTCAGTTCAACCTGGACCTGTTAGAGATTGTCGAGAGTTTATTAAAAAATATGAGAGCGTAGACAATTTTAAGATTTATGGAAACACTGGATACATTTATCAGTATATTTCTGATATGTATCCGGAAGAAGAAATTAAGTTCGATATTAATAAAATTAAATTGACAACCCTTGACATTGAGGTTGCATCTGAGAATGGATTCCCCGATGTAGAATCTGCAGCGGAAGAAGTGCTTTTGATTACAATTCAGGATTATTCTTCAAAACAAATTCGCACCTGGGGTCTTGGTCCATTCCAAAATAAACAACAGAATGTTATCTATAAGTCTTTTTCAAGTGAAAGAGATTTGTTGATGGATTTTATTAATTGGTGGATGGTTGAAGATAATACTCCGGAAGTCGTGACTGGTTGGAATATTGAACTATATGATATTCCATATCTTGTTCGTCGCCTTGATCGTATTCTTGGTGAAAAACTGATGAAACGCATGTCTCCTTGGGGACTAGTTACGGAGAGTGAGATTTATATCTCTGGTCGTAAGCATATTTCTTATGATGTTGGTGGTATTACTCAACTTGACTACATCAATCTTTACAAGAAGTTTACTTATAAAGCACAGGAATCTTATCGTCTAGATTACATTGCTGAGGTTGAACTTGGACAGAAAAAACTTGATCACTCTGAATTCGATACTTTTAAGGATTTCTATACCAAAGGTTGGCAAAAGTTTGTAGAGTATAACATCGTTGACGTAGAACTTGTTGACCGCTTGGAAGATAAGATGAAACTGATTGAACTTGCAATTACAATGGCATATGATGCTAAAGCAAATTATGCTGATGTATTTTCTCAAGTTCGTATGTGGGACACTATCATATACAATTATCTTAAGAAAAGGAATATTGTTATTCCACCAAAAGAAAAGTCTGATAAAGACTCTAAGTATGCTGGTGCTTATGTAAAAGAACCAATTCCAGGTAAGTATGATTGGGTTGTGAGTTTTGACTTGAACTCACTTTATCCTCACCTAATTATGCAATACAACATTTCACCAGAAACTCTTCTGGATGAGCGACATCCAACTGTAACTGTTGATAAGATTCTGAATCAACAAATTACGTTTGAGTTGTACAAGGACAAAGCAGTTTGTGCGAACGGTGCAATGTTTCGCAAAGATGTTCGTGGGTTTCTTCCTGAACTGATGGAAAAGATCTACAAAGATCGTACAATTTATAAAAAGAAAATGCTTGCGGCAAAACAGGAGTATGAAAAGAAAAAGACGAAAGAGTTGGAAAAGGAGATTGCTAGGTGTAACAACATCCAAATGGCGAGGAAAATTCAACTTAATTCTGCTTATGGTGCTATCGGCAATCAGTATTTCCGTTATTACAAACTAGCAAACGCTGAGGCAATCACCTTGTCTGGTCAGGTTTCTATCCGTTGGATTGAAAACAAGATGAATGCTTATTTGAACAAAATTCTTAAAACAAGTGAGGTTGATTATGTCATTGCTTCTGATACTGATTCTATCTATCTCAATATGGGTCCTTTGGTCGAAAGTATATACAAAGGAAGAGAAAAAACTACTGAAAGCGTTGTCAACTTCCTTGATAAGGTCTGTAAGGTGGAACTTGAAAAATATATTGAAAGTTGCTACCAAGAATTGGCGGACTATGTAAATGCTTATGAGCAGAAAATGCAGATGAAACGTGAAAATATCGCAGAACGTGGAATCTGGACTGCCAAAAAGCGTTACATTCTGAATGTTTGGGATAGTGAAGGTGTTCGTTATGAGGAACCTAAACTAAAGATGATGGGCATTGAGGCAGTGAAATCTTCTACTCCAGCTCCTTGTCGTAAAATGATTAAGGATGGATTGAAATTGATGATGAGTGGTACTGAAGATGATGTAATTAAATTCATTGATGAGTGCCGTTCTGATTTTAAAAAACTTCCTCCAGAGCAGATTGCCTTTCCAAGAACTGCTTCTGATGTGAAAAAATACTATTCTTCTTCAAGTATTTACGCACATAAAACTCCTATTCACATTCGTGGAGCTCTTTTATTCAATCACTATATTAAGGAGAAAAAATTGACCAATAAATATTCTCTTATTAATAATGGGGAGAAGGTTAAATATATTTTTCTCAAAAAACCAAATATAATTCAAGAAAATGTAATTTCATTTATCCAAGATTTTCCTAAAGAACTTGGTCTTGACAAATACATTGACTATGAATTACAATTTGAAAAAAGTTTTATTGACCCACTTAAATCTATTCTTGATGCAATTGGTTGGTCTGTAGAAAAAACTGTTAGTTTAGAATCATTTTTTGCCTAATGGAATTACCAATTAACGAAAAGGAACTGAATACTATTATTAATGCCATGCGTCTTGGTGGAGACACTGCACTCTATCAAAAACTGTGGAGTTTTAAAATCAATTATATGGATAATCAAAAGAAAGAGGAGAACAAGTGATGGATTTTCTTAAAGATATTGTAAAGGAAATTGGCGGTGAGTATACACAACTTGCTTCTGATATTGATGAAACTGAAAAGTATGTTGACACTGGTTCTTACATCTTTAATGCACTGGTTTCAGGTAGTATTTTTGGTGGTGTGTCTGGGAATAAGATTACTGCTATTGCTGGAGAGTCTTCTACTGGAAAGACTTTCTTCTCTATCGCTGTGGTTAAGAATTTTCTTGATACTAATCCCGATGCTTACTGTCTCTACTTTGATACTGAGGCTGCTATCACTAAGTCTCTTTTAGAATCCCGTGGCATTGATACGTCACGTCTTGTAGTTGTAAATGTTGTTACAGTAGAAGAATTTCGTAGCAAGGCACTTAAGGCAGTTGATATTTACCTAAAGAAACCTTTAGAAGATCGTAAACCTTGCATGTTTGTGCTAGACTCTTTGGGTATGCTTTCAACAGATAAGGAAATTACCGATGCACTCAATGACAAACAAGTTCGTGACATGACAAAATCACAACTTATTAAGGGTGCGTTCCGTATGCTTACTTTGAAATTGGGGCAAGCAAACATTCCAATGATTGTTACCAATCATACTTACGACGTTATTGGTTCTTATGTTCCTACTAAGGAGATGGGTGGTGGTAGTGGTCTTAAGTATGCCGCTTCTACTATCATATATCTCAGTAAAAAGAAAGAAAAGGATGGAACGGAAGTCGTTGGAAATATTATCAAGGCAAAGACTGCTAAGTCGCGTCTGAGTAGAGAAAATAAAGATGTGGAAGTTCGTCTATTTTATGATGAGCGTGGACTTGATCGGTATTATGGTCTACTAGAACTTGGTGAAATTGGTGGTCTTTGGAAGAATGTTGCCGGTCGTTATGAAATGGATGGTAAAAAAATCTACGCCAAACAAATTCTGGCAAATCCCGAAGAATACTTTACTGAAGAAGTAATGCAAAAACTTGATTCTATTGCTAAAGAAGAATTCAGTTATGGATGAACTAAATGATTTTATTCACATCTATGAAAATGCTCTCGAATCTGATATTTGTGACTTTTTGATTTCTCTATTTGAGCAAGTAACTGATAAACATGAACGTTACGATAATAATGGTAAACCAAATTTTACTCAGTTTAACCTCACTCAACATAGAGAACTATCCCCTGAAGTAAGTCAAATTCACAATCACATCATTAAAAAAATACTCGAATATAAAAATAAGTATTATGAATTTATTGACGATCGAGTATTTCCTAAAGAACATGCATTTGAACAATTTAGGATTAAAAGGTATAATCCTGGAGGTGAAGATTGGTTCAATACACATGTCGATGTAGTTGATCATGAAACTTCTAGGAGGTTTTTATCTTTTATGTGGTATTTAAATGATGTTAAAGAAGGTGGAAACACGGTCTTTAAAGATTTAACTATTTCTCCTAAAAAAGGAACACTGATTATGTTTCCCCCACTTTGGATGTATCCTCATCGTGGGGATCCTCCTATCAGTGAACCAAAGTATATTATGAGTGCCTATTTGCATTATAAGTAATGGAAAGACTTGAACTAACAATTTTACGCAATTTAGTTTTCAATGAAAATTATTCAAGGAAAGTTATACCTTTCATACAACCAGATTATTTTGAGCAACGCACGGAGAAAATCGTATTTGAAGAAATTGTTAAGTTCATTGTTAAATATGGTTCAGCGATTACAACTGAAGCACTCAAAATTGAATTAGAAAATCGTACAGATCTTAATGAGACTGAAATTAAAGAAATTCGTTCTTTGGTTTCAGACTTTAACGATTCTCCAGTAGATACTCAATGGATGACTGATAGCACTGAGAAGTGGTGTCGTGACAGGGCAATTTATCTTGCTCTTATGGAATCCATTCATATTGCCGATGGTAAGAATGATAAGAAAGGTCGTGATGCTATTCCAAGCATTCTTTCAGATGCTCTAGCAGTATCTTTTGATAATAACGTTGGACACGATTATCTTCAAAATTATGGAGAGCGTTATGACTTTTATCACCGCAAGGAAGATAAAATTGAATTTGACTTGGAGTACTTTAACAAAATCACTAAGGGTGGTTTACCTAATAAGACTCTCAATATTGCTCTTGCTGGAACGGGTGTTGGGAAATCGCTGTTTATGTGCCATTTGGCTAGTTCCGTCTTGCTACAGGGTAGGAATGTTCTCTATATCACTCTTGAGATGGCAGAGGAACGAATTGCTGAAAGGGTTGATGCCAACCTTCTTAATGTCCCTATTCAACAACTTGCAGAACTTCCGCGCCAAATATTTGAAAACAAAGTAACAAATCTTGCAAAGAAAACTCAAGGAACTCTTATAATTAAGGAATACCCAACTGCATCTGCACATAGTGGACACTTTAAAGCACT